ATTTGGGAATCGAGAGGGGTAAAAAGTAAATGACCCTATATGGGGGGTTTGTTCGGGGTAAGGTTGTCATCCTTCACCTCAATGAAGTCAACGTACTCGCCGACCTTCGGGGCCTCCAATGCCTTCGGTGGCTGGTAGTTCGGATCGTTTGCCTCCAAGAATCGTTGTCGTGCCCGTGCTTTGTTCTCAGCCACCTTGTCTTTCTTATGGCTTTTGAGTTCTTGATGGGTCAGGATGTGGCATGATACGCACAACAGGCGCAGATTGTTTGGATTAAAGAAGAGCCGTTTGACTTCTTCCATCGTTCGGCCCGTCTCCCAAGGTACGATGTGGTGGCAGTCAACGCCCGTCGTGATGTACCCGTCGGCCTTGCACCGTTCGCATAGTCCTCCAGCCCGTTGCTTGGTGAAGGCTTTGAGTTCCTGCCATGCCTTTGAGTTGTAGAGTGCCTGGTGCTCAGGTCGCCGTCGATAATCCTTCTTGCTCATACGCTTACCATTCTGCGCCCATTGGCCTAAAACCTAAGTGATCCTCCAGCCACTTCACGGTCTCGTCACCGTTGGTGGTCTGTGTCTGCTCAGGCTTGCAAGGCTCCGGCTGATAATTGTTTCCTTCGTAGTCAATCATCGTCAACGTGGCCTCGTGATAGTTCTCTGTTCAAGTCTCTGTTCACTCTCTCACCTTCCCAGTCTTCCAGTTCGGGAGCCGGTGCGCTGTGGTCAATATCTCCAAAGAGTGATGCCTGAGTCGGCATAGTGTCTGGCGTAAAATGCTTCTTGCGCTTGGTGCGCTTGCCGTAGGCGAGTGCCTTGCCGTTGGGGGCGATGTCGCCCATCTGAGGCATTTCGGCACGCTCTGCTTCGTCGAGTTCAAAGATGGTCTGAGCGTCGATCATCGTCAGCAGCGCGTCGAGTGTGCTTTCGGCTTCAAGTTTGCGCTTCAATGATTCCAGCCGCCGATAAATACCAGGCACCAACACATTCGTCACGCGCTCCAGTATATCATCAACGCACTCGGTCTGTCGCGCCTCGCCCATCCACGGCTTGTCGATCATCACAGCACCGAATCCCTTGTGACCTTCCTGTTCAAGTATCAACACCACCTGCGCTATCTTCTTGCGGTCAGGAGCCACGAGGTTGAAAGCCGTCTGCCAACCGGCATCGCTCTCCAGCAGCGTCATGAGCTTCTGAATCTCAGGAGTCATCTGGTGAAGAGGATGGGCTGCTCTGATGACCGTATAGGCGAACCATTGTAACAGGTGATAGACATCTGTTTGCAAGGCATCGCAACACGCATTCAGAACCTCCGCCATCGCTGGGTCAATCTTCGTGCCAAGTTGCTCAAAGCGTTCTTTATTGTTCTCCATATCAGAAAAGTAATAGTTGTTTGAATCTACCGTCACCGCCTTTGGAATTGACGTACTTCTCCAATTCCTCGCGCTTCTTTTTGGGGAATATCCATCCGGCACCGCAGGACAGACCATAGTTGAATCGGCCTCCCATCTTCTTCAGGTCACTCTTGAATGGCTTCGTGTCGCCTATGACAGCCAGGCATTTGTCTGAATAGTCGATGAGCTTAATCGGCTGAATTATCTCGTATTTCATTGTTAATTAGCTTTTGAATTAAAGGATGATCTTTCAATATCTCGCCAACTGACTTCACGCCTTCGATGTTGGTTGTCGGCGGTGTCGGACGGTTGCGAGACTTGTTGAAGTTGTACCGCTGACGAAGGATTTCACGCCGTCGGTGGAGTTCAGGATCGGTGAGTTCTTCAGCATCGAGGAACGGCTCATTAGCGAGTTCTGGGTGCATCACCTCGTAGTCACCGATGGACTTCATGATTTCCAGGTGTTCAAGCCATTCATCGTCGGTCACGTCGTCGGGCTTATCCGTCGCGGCAGCTTCCCCTCCTGAGTTAGGAGGGGTTGGGGTGGTCTGAACAACCACGCTCTGACTATCACTACTTCGCGGTTTGAAGTTTGGGTCTCCCATGATGCGGATGGTGATGTCGGCTGCGTCGGCCTTGTCACCGTCCTGCGGCTCCCAGCAGGTGTCGAAAAACTTTGTGTAGACTTGCACCTGTTCGCTGCCTAACTTGTCGGCCACCTCCTGCCACTTGTCGATACCGTCCTTATCGGGCCACAGCCACACCCGTCGGCCTTGGTCTATCAGCGGTTGCATGCTTTCCAGTTGTAGGAACTTCAGACCGCCACAGGCCAGCCATAACTGAGTGTCGAGCGTGCCGTAATAGTTCGCCATGATGATAGCAGTCTTCTCACTCTCGACCACGTTCACTGTGGCGTTCGGATAGCGTTTCAACAGGTGACTGCCAAAAAGCGGTTTCAGGATGGTGTGCTCGTCGGGCTTGCATATCTGTCGGCATCCGTCCTGGTTGTATATCCATCCAGGATGTTGCTCTTTGACGCGGTGGCCGTACTTCGGATGTCCCGGCTCATAGAATGCCATCAGCTTTGCCGCCCGTGGCACGCCGTCGCTGTCTATCTGCCAGAACACTACACGGTGATCTTTCCAACCGCCGACGCAATACTGCCAAAGCGTGTTGTGCATACGGCTGATCTGAGCGACTGACCACGGCAGACTGTAATACCACGTCACAAACGTCGCCATCGGAGCCAGCTTCATCGTCCGGCTCACCCACTCTCGCGGTATTTCCAACGCTGGCGGTGGTGGCGGTACGGGCTTCGGTGGCGGCGGTGTCCAGTTGACCGGCACATCGTCCACGGGGATGTTGTACTTCTTTCCGAGCCACCGAATCGCGTCAGGGAATGACATCTTTTCCGCATTCATCAGGAATTGCACTGGGCCACCTTTCGCGTCGCAGACGAAGCATCTGTATGAGTTGCGACCGACGGCCTGTGAAGAGAGCGTCGAAGGTCTTATGATCAGGTTCCCGTCGTTCTTATCGTCATGGAAGGGACATAGGCAAGTCATGTTCACGCCAGCCTTGTGAAGTCCGCCGGGGTTGTCCTGTCTCCGCTCTCCGATGATGTCCTTCACCACGTCTTCAATCTTTGCGGCATCCGTCACCGCCCTGATAATATCTTCGCTGATTTTCGGCATAGTTTTATGGTTGATTTAATACGCTACCTCATACCGTGACCACTACGGTATGATATACCGTGAGGCTCACGCATTGAGGAACCGAGTGGAAAACGACAATATGAAAAACCAAATGAATGTGCGTGCGTGCATCCGTGCGTGCGAGGCGAGGCTTCCCGTGGCACGGTGGCCCCTGTCTGTGACCGCCAACCCACAGGCGGCCACAAGGGGCGTGCCAGCCTCGCATGTGCGCATGTGCGCGTGTTGTTTTATTTTTATACCTGTATAAAAATAAAATAGAGGTCACATTCAGAACGGTAAGAAAATCTCTTCATTGAGTTTCAGTCGTGGGTTCTTCTGTCCGGCAGGCATTTCTTCTTTCGTCTGCTTTAGGAAGAAACGACGATTGAGGCAAATTTCCATCAGTCTCTTCTGCTCTTTCTCATCTTCCACGCCATACGGTTTTAAGATGTTATGATAGATGTCGGTATGAGTGGCAGGCCATTCGATGTCACGTCGCCGTTCTTCAATCCATTGCTGGATTTCTTCTGGCTTATGAATGCTCACAGCCTTCTGCTCTTCATCCTCCAGTTCACGAGGAACACCCCAGCCGTCGGCATTGTTGATCACCTCGAAGTCCCAATCACTCTGATCATAACGACGGGCTTTCTTCTGCTCAACGGTAAAGTATATCTGCGGGCGGTCTTCACGCTGTTCTTTCTTCGGCATCTTGTCCTGTTTGTGCTTGCGGACGGCAAATGCCTCAGTCACCTTGCGCTCCAGCACCGATCCGAGTGTACCGACCATCTTCTCAAAGGTGGGATTCTCATGCAACACACACCACACAGAAGCGTTGTAGTACGTCGCCATTTTCATAAACTTGCGTATCATCGGTTGACATTTCTCCTGGCTGTTGTAGTCATCCACGATGTCGAGCATACCGTCCATAAAGATGATGTTCGGCTTGGCATCCCACACTGCCTGAAGCATCTGCCGCCAGCGTTGTTCTGCCGTCTCTGTGTCACGCATACGGATGAACTTGAACTGTTCCTGTGGCTTGTTGTAGTCGAATCCTGCCAACGAACAGACGCGGTTCTTGATGGCTATTGAATCATCCTTGCCCTGCTCCGTGTCGATATAGAGTACCACGGGCTTTGGAATCTCATCACGCAGTTCATATCTCAGTCCGTAATACTCACCTTTCAGGATTGCCGCCATCACCATCGACATGAATGATGTCTTGCCGTGCCCAGATTTGCCCGTAATAACGTGTAGTTCTCCGAGGTTGGCAAATGGTACGCCGTTGTGACTGAGCGTCCATCGTGGCGGTTTATATGGCTCTGAGAAGTCAAGCCACAATTCTTTGATGTCCTCA